TATATATATAATGGAAAACCATACAGTAGTAGTATATTCAAACTCTTCATTTACCAGCGCAATCAGGAATGGCCGATTGCTTCGCTCAACATAGAAGTATTCTTCATTGAACACGCTTAGAGATAATTCTTGATCGCCGTAACTTGTTAAGTCTCTCATGTTATACAGTTCCCATAGTTGTATTCTCATTGGTGGTAGCGATACATTGCAGCCCTAGATGCTCGCTCCAAAACGGCTCACTGGCGCTTCCTAGACATATATAGCTATCATCCCAGCCATTAGCTTCATACTCGGCATAGTCCTCTGGAGACATTAGCAGGCCATCTAACAATCCCTCATCAACTGCATTATCTAATGCTTCTTGCTCATGCTCTCCAGTAACAATGCCATGCTCTCCATGCTCTGAATAGACCGACCAAGCTCTAACATTATGCGGATTGTATTCGCCTTGGTCGTATCCTTGCCCTGCCAGTAGTGCTATACCTTGCTGCTGCTGTGTTAATGTTTTCATGCTCTATCCTCTGTTGTGATTAGTGGAATTCATAAAGGACACTGCTGCCAATGCCCTTGAGTATTACACTATATGGTGAACTGACACCTCGGCCCCGGCTTCAACCCAAGAGTCCCTAGCGTCTTCCCAACCAAGATTGTAGATAACTGAATCCATTGTATCCCTGTTGGCAGATACCGTGATATTAGCGCCATACTCATCAGGAGAAACGATATACATATCCCACGATGTTGGACGAACGTACACCTTCACTTTGGTTTGATCTCTCATGTTATATATCCTCTATGGGTTTAATTTCTCTTATCACCACAATCAGGTCAGGGTATTGCTCTGCTGATTTTTGCTTGAATCTCTCGGCTTCTTCCCTTGTGTTGCATAGCGGGAAGCCCTATAATTTAATGTTTTCTGGGGTGTCTTGATAAACAACCCTTACAACGCAATAATCTTTAGAGGCATTTGCGCCCTTGGCTAATACTTGGGTATGGATTCCTTTCTCTGGGTTTCTAAGGCTGGCAGCTAACTCTCTGGCCGCAAAATCATTAGTTGAAACTCTTGGATTTAATATTTTCTCTAATTGCATCTTGCTGCCCCTTTGGTTCGTAATTTAAAGTGATACGGAATAATGCGCTCATTGATAATGTGAAGCAAGCATTACAATCATAATAAGTGTGATTAGTTCAAAATAAGGTTATAATCCTGCCATAAGGCAATGAATACAAGGGTTTGCGGGGAAACGCATGGCGCGGCGAGAAAGCATATCTGACCTGATTGCTATCTATCTCAACGGTATAACCTCGATAAGCCAAGATGCTGGATGGCGCGGGGATAGCCTTATGTCGAAGGTCATAGATTTCGGCGGCGATATACCACGAGGATCAGGTAACGATCTATCCAATATGTCGATGATCAGTGCAATGAAGCTATTGCGCGAAGAACATCGTGACCTAAAGAAAATCAGAGCAGTAATAACTGAGCTAATGAGCGACTACAAGCACCGAGAAGGAATGATCTCCCTACTGGCGCGGCATTACTATGTGGGGATATGTGAGAGGACTGGCAAGGCATACACAGACCCAGACCGGATGAGAGAGGTACAGCAGGAGCCGATAGAATCTCCAGAAAACCCCGATGAATTTATTGTACTGTGGTCAAGGGCCGAAGCCAGGTTTAGGAATAGAATTAAGTCCTGCTACAAGAAGCTGAGTGATGAGCTAGACAAGTACGAAAGGTATACGAGAGATTGAATTTATTACACTGCTGGGTTATTATGTTGTTATATTGTGGGAGATACCCTTAACAGCACCTGTACGGTGTTTTTTGCGTCCCGATTTTTAACTCTAAACCACTGAATACTAAGGTCAAATATGATGGATGAGATGGGAATACCAGCAGACCCGCAGGCAATAGAGCCGGAAGTCGAAGAGGGCGGGGCCGGAAGCCTTATCCAACAGGCGATAGACATACACAGATCAATTATGGAAGGCGGTGACGTATCACCGGAAGCCCACGAACAGCTAACATCATTGCTAGAGCAGGCACTATCCGCAGTAAGTGGCGAAGACCCAGAAGAAGACACTATGCGCGATAGAGTAGCTAAGGAAGTATTCGGCGATCCAGACCCTGCGCCAGTAGCGGGAATGTTGAATCGCAAATCATCTATGAGCGGGGGATACCAATGAAAGCAGCATATATAATTGTAAACGATGAGAACGAAGGCAACACCTCACTACACGTTACATACTCAGGCGGCTACGATAAGAAGAGTCCATCACATAATGCAATCAGGCGCATCACTGAGTACATCGACACGCTAGGCATGGAAATACAAGAGCCAGAGCAGGCAGAGGCAGAAGCCCCTAAGCTAAGAGTCGTACCCTAGCCTTGGTATAGGTTACACCCCTATCGTTGCTCACAGGCTCTCTGGCGAAGCATTTAACACGTTATTATCAGCAAATACAGCCAATTGTGATGAAACCCATCAATTAAGGCCCAATGATTATGCGGCCTAACGTTGAATTAGTGTCCAGAATCACGGGTTAAGACAACACAGTAAATGACCATAACAGGAGTATCCAGTGACTAAAGTAGTCGGAAATGGTCCGGGCCATGCTAAAGCAGGAGGCAGGGCGGCAGGAACACCCAACAAAGCCACTGCTGACGCACGTGCGGCCATTGGTCTATTCGTTGATGGTAATGCCCACAGGCTTACAGATTGGCTAGATAAGGTCTCTAACGGCGACGAAGAGAATGGCGTTAAGCCTAACCCTGAGAAAGCGTTTGCAATGTTTCAGTCTGTGGTTGAGTACCACGTGCCTAAGCTGGCAAGGTCAGAGATAACTGGCGCTGATGGTGGCGCGGTAGAGCATAGCTTGAAGGTTGTGTTCGGCAAGGATTGACTACAGCCCAATGAATCCGGCACCCGATAACTTCGGGGGATGCAATAATCACGGGTTTATACAACAAAATGACCAAAACAGGCATATCGCGTGGAAAAGATTGAGTCAACCATCCGCTTCCCCAAGAAGCTAGAGTTCCTGTTCAGCCCTTATCGGTACAAGGTAGCTCACGGCGGGAGGGGATCATCCAAGAGTTGGTCGTTCGCTAGGGCATTGCTTGTGCAGGGTACGCAGTCAAAGCTCAGGATCGGTTGTTTCAGAGAGGTACAGAAGTCCATCAAGGATTCAGTACACCGATTACTGAGTGACCAGATACAGTCGATGGGACTAGGTGCTTTCTACGAGGTGCTAGAAACTGAGATAAGAGGAAAGAACGGCACTAACTTCCTGTTCAGCGGTCTATCCAGCCAAACAGTTGAATCTATTAAGTCCTACGAGGGCTTGGATATAGCGTGGTGCGAAGAAGCCCAAAGCATTAGAAAGCGGTCATGGGACGTGTTGACTCCTACTATCAGGAAGCCTGGCAGCGAGATATGGATAAGCTTTAATCCTGAGCTGGATACTGACGAAACCTATACCCGCTTTGTCCTATCGCCGCCTCCTAACTCTTGCGTGGTCGAGGTCAATTACAGTGATAACGAGTGGTTCCCTGATGTATTGGAGGCTGAGAGATTGCACTGTCAGTCCACGAACAAAGAAGATTATGGGCAAATATGGGAAGGTCAGTGCCGATTAGCAGTATCTGGCGCAATCTATGCGCGTGAAGTCGCTGAAGCGATTATCGGTGGAAGGGTATGCAACGTCCCGTATGACCCAACTCTCAAAGTCCACACTATATGGGACTTGGGCTGGAATGATTCCATGTCGATCATCCTAGTCCAGCGCCTGCGCTCAGAGATACGCATCATTGATTACATCGAGGACGATCACAAGACTCTCGACTGGTACGCCACCGAGCTACAGAACAAAAGACTGAACTGGGGCTACGACTATCTACCCCACGATGGGGCTACTAAAGACTTCAAAACCGGCAAAAGCACAGCAGAGCTACTCAAAGCATTTGGTCGCAAGGTCAAGATGACCCCTAACATCGGCATAGAGAACGGCATTAAGGCCGCTAGAATGATGTTTGCACAGGTTTACTTCGACAAAGAGAAGACGGTACGGCTTGTAGAGTGTCTTAAACGCTACCGCAGGGCTATCAGCCTAGCTACAAATGAAGCAGGAGCACCTATACACGATGAATTCAGTCATGGTGCTGACGATTTCAGGTATCTAGCGCTGAATGCAGACGGCTTAAAGAACGAATGCGATGAATATGTACCTATACGTGGAAGATCAGCAAGACCTAATTTGGATGAGGTGGTTGGATATTGATCAACTAGGCTAGGCACTCACCGAAAACCTGTCTCCCCGCAGGCTGCCTAGTTGTCTTTATCGGGGCTGTATTAGCAGGTTTACCATTAGGAAGACTATGGATCAGCAGAAAGCAGGCCAAAACGCTCAGGCAGCGAGGCAAGAAAGGATAGAAGCTCTAGCCGAATCGCTACTCACTAAGCGAGACGAAGCTATTGCTGGACGTGCTGCCACTGGTATCGAGCGAACATGGCGTGAAGATCAGCGAGCTTTTGAAGGGCTAGACGGTGCTGCAAGCAAGGCAGAGATGACCGATTACGCTACTGGCGAGGCATACGGCACTAAGAACACCACTACACAGCGAAGATCGAAGGTTATTGTCAACATCATCCGTGGTAAGTGCGAGACAGCGGAAGGCAGATTCACTGAGATACAGTTTCCTACTGACGATAAGAACTTTGGAATTGATAGCACACCAGTCGGTGAGCTTGCTAGTCCAATGGATAAGCCGGAAGGTATTGTTCAAGGCAATGCTCAGGCAATGCCTGAAGATCAAGGCAATGCCCTAACGCCTCAAGCCCCACAAGCACCTAGCGAAGAAGCCGAAGCTAAGGCTAAGAAAGACGAATTCAAGAAACGTGCTGCCGCTATGGAGGACGAGATTGACGACCAGTTAGAAGAGTGTGACTACAACGCCGAGTGTAGAAAGGTAGCTAGGTCAGCTATTCGACTCGGTACGGGAGTAATGAAAGGCCCGAACATCGTCAAGACTACTCGCAGGGCATGGATAGAGCAGAAAGATAGCGATGGGTCTGTGCATACGCTGAAAGTCGTAGAGAATCTAAATCCAGCAAGTACCTCACGAGACATCTGGAATATCTACCCTGACCCTCATTGTGGCGATAACCCGAAGAAGGGTGCGTACATTTGGGAGCGCGACCATCTACTTCCTAGAGAGCTGCGAGCTTTGATGGGGGTGCCAGGGTACAACAGGCAGCAAATAGCACGGGTACTGCGTGAAGACCCGCTAAGAACTATCGTCCAGCTAGATAAAGGCAATAATCAGCAAGTCAAAGCATCAAGCATTTCCCGTGGTGCTCCCTACGAGAGGTGGGAATACAACGGCGATGTAGATAAAGACGACCTGATAGCAATGGGTATCAAGCTAGACGAGGATTCAGACGAATCTATATCTGCTTGTGTGATATTCGTTAATAACCATCCTATTAAAGCGCAGCTGAATACACTGGATAGTGGTGAGCTACCTTATGACTTCTTTCCGTGGGTGCAGATAGATGACTCACCATGGGGAATGAGTGAGCCTAGAAAGTTAATCTGGCAACAGAGAATCATTACTGCGGCATGGCGGGCGATGATGGACAACGCCGGGGATTCAAGCGGTGCTCAGATTGTCATAGGCCGTAATGTAAGACCCGAAGATGACGTGTGGGAAGTAACCGGCAAGAAAATATGGATAGATGACAGCGAAGAGGCTGACGTTAAGAAGGGGTTTCAGCAGTTTCAAATCCAGAACAATCAAGTCGAACTACAGAACATTATCAATCTCGCGCTAGAGTTCATGGATTTAGAGTCAGGCACTCCACGACAGGCGCAGGGACAACAATCTACTACTGGCACTAAGACACTAGGCGAGCTACAGATACTCATGCAGGGCGCTGACACGACCCGCAGACGACAAGTAAAGCAATGGGATGACCTTATTACCCGTCCTCATATTGGCAGGTATTACCACTGGAATATGATGTACAACCCGAAGCCTGAGATTAAGGGAGACTTCGACGTTATTGCCCGTGGGACATCTGTCTTGATAGTGAAGGACGAGAACGCTCAAAAGCTCATGCAAATTATGCAGCTTAGAAATGACCCTGATGCCGCTGTGATTGTGGATTGGGAGAAGGTTATTAAGCAGTTGTTCGAATCTCAGCACTTGGACGTTATCAAAGACGATGACGCTATCAAGGAAGCTAGGGCGCAGCAAGCCCAACAACAACCACCGGCTGACCCACGTATTGAAGCGGCTAATATCGCAGCTAAGGGCAGGTCAGAGGTTGCTGGTATTAGCGCGAAGACTAAAGAAGACGAAATACTGGCTGATACTCAGGTCAGGATGGAAGAGCTTAAAATTGACGATGTTAATGCTGACGAAGACCGCAAGCTTAAGGATAAGGAGATTAACGGGAAGTTATCTGCTGAGAACGACAAGCTCAAGGCGAAACTTGCGGAGGTCACGATGAATCTACAGGTTCAGCAGAAAGAGAACCAGTTAGCTAGGGCGCAGCAAGATGATCATGTGGTAGCCGGCCACACTATGAAGAACGAAGACCGTAAGCAGGCGCAAAAGCAAATAGCAGATACTCCCGTTGAGCCAGCGGGTAAAGCACCAGATGGCGAGGCATTTTCCCTCTAAACTAATTCACTAAAGGAACACCCATGTCAGAAATCATCGCCTACAAAGCTGGAAACGAGACTTATGCCGTAACCACGGTCACGCCACTACCAATATCAAGCCAAGCTTATAGCGCGGCGGTAACGCTAACCCGCACAGCAGATACTAACGCCTACGCAGCTAATGACGTTCTTGGTGCGGCTACAGGGTCAACGGCAGCGCTTACCTTCGCGTCGATGGGGGCGGATGCTGGCAGAGTGAACATATCGAGCATTTCAATTGAAATAGATATTGCTGCGGTTCCTGCGAGCATGGCCGGAATGAGACTGCATTTGTACAACGTAACACCACCGAGCGCATTGGGTGATAACACAGCTTGGGACTTGCCTGCTGGCGATAGAGCGTCTTATTTAGGCTTTGTGGACTTTGGTACACCTGTCGATCTTGGGTCTACGCTTTATGTAGAGGCCAATGGCGTTGATAAGCAGGTCAAACTAGCGGGCACCAGCTTGTTTGGGTATCTCGTTACCGCAGCCGGATATACCCCTGCATCTGCAACGGTTCACGTTCTTACCGTACATACTAAGGGTGTTTAATGAAGTGGCTTGATGAATTATTAGGCAGGGACGAGCCTGTACGAGTTGAGGGGCCGACTAGCGCAAGAGATGTTCATCCTGATTACTTCTCTGATACTTGGTCGTTTGTCGCTCAGTGGGCCGAATCGGAGCTTGTGAAGGCGAGAAAGAGCAATGACTCACCAAAGAAAGATGATGTAGCCACAGCGATACTCCGCGGCAAGATAGCTATGTTGAAAGAATTGATTGATCTACCGACACCTAAAGAGCGCATACGCAGGTCGGTCGAAAATACGGATTACGATTACTAGTCCCATTTCGGGACTTTTGAGCCGAGAAATCGCCTCACCACTACTACCGCCGCAAGCCGGTAAGGGAATAGACCAATGGGCAAAGTAAAGACACCCGCTGTAGAAACACCCGAAGTAGAGCAATCTGCTGATGAAGTACGTGCTGAAATTGCTAAAGAGGTCTTTGAGGGCGCTGAGAAATCACCGCAAGTAGAGGTAGTAAAGGAAGATGCAGTAAAGGAAGAGGTAGTAGCAGAAGAACCCGCAGTTATTGACAGATGGGAAGGCGTATCGCCCAACATCCGTGAAGAATTCGAGGCTCTGGAAGCAAAAGTAAGCGGGATGGATCGTGTTGAAAGTCGCTTAAAGCAAGCGGAACAGCGCATAGGCTCTATGACCAATGAATTTTCTGCTGCAAAAGCTGCCGCGAAGACAGTACCTAATGCTCCGACCACCGAGCAAATCGCAGAAGCCGCAGAAAACGCTAAAGAGTGGACACAATTAAAGGAGGACTGGCCTGACTGGACAGAAGCTACTGACAAGAGACTTGCCGCGATGAGCGCCGATATGCTTAAGCAGATGCCAAATACAGAATCGTTAGCCACCAAGAAGGAAATTGAAGACAGTAAGACCGAAACCTCTCAGATGTTCATTTCGATGAAGCATCCAGATTGGCGGTCTACTCAGGAGTCCCCTGAGTTTCTTCAATGGCATTCAGAACAGGGACAGAAGAACAGTTTTAACCCAATTGAAGTAATCGCCATATTCGATGAGTACGCCGATTATCAGAAGAACCGTAAAACTCCTAAAGTAATCGCCGCCGAACGCGCCGAACGCTTAGAGCTTGCAGCAAACCCCAGTGGTCATAATCTGCCACCGATTAAATCGGAAGCTGATATGACTGAATCAGAATTACGTGCAGCCATCGCGCGACAAGTCTATGGCTGAGCATAAAGGAAAATTATCATGGCTTTAGTCCAGAATTACTCAACAGTAGCCTCACGGAATCTTATTCGTGCGGAAATGGAAATGCTGAAAATGGTAGAGAACATTCAAGTTCTCGGCATGTTCGGTGACCAAAAACAACAACCCTTGAACAAGACAGATACAGTAGTATTCCGTCGTCTCAAGCCCTTTAACTCAACTGCTACAGAAACTCCAGATATTACAGCAGCGAACTTCATTACAGCAGAAGGCACGACTCCTGCGTCTAATTCAGTTAGTTATACTGACGTGACAGCAGTGGTTGAGCAGTATTCTGTACTGTTCAAGTTCTCTAGTAAGTCTCAGTTGATGTACGAAGATGACATCCCAGGCGATATGCAGAAGCTGACAGCACAAACTCTAGCAGAAGTTGCAGAGCTAGTGGCTTATGGTCAGGTGAAAGCAGGTACAAGTGTTATTTACGCCAACGGCTCAACCCGTGCTGGTGTTAATACTGCTATCAGTATACGCAAACTTCGCCAATCAGCGCGTACAATGGAATCTAACCGAGCCAAGCACGTCACTACGACTGTTGCCGCCGGTGAAAACTTCAATACTGCGCCGGTAGAAGCGTCTTACCTAGTGTTCTATCATACTGATGGTTCTGCTGATGTTCGTGATCTGCCGGGCTTTACCAAGCGCGTAGAGTACGGCTCGGCTATCAAGCCAGCCCATCCTCGTGAAATTGGTGCTTGTGAAGAATTCCGCTTCGTTCCTTCCCCGTTGTTCAACCCTTACCTAACTGCCGGTTCTGCAACGGCTAACGGTATGGTGCAGACTTCAGGAAGCTGTGACGTGTATCCATTCATCGTACTGGCAGAATCTGCTTGCGGCCATATCAACCTGAAAGGCCACGGTTATACAGGTATAAGCCCAACAGTTATCTCCGCTTCGGTGAAGAATCACGCTAACCCTTCCGGCATGTTCGGATATGTTGGTGCTGATTTCTGGTACGCGGCGGTGCGACTTAACGAGAACTGGATGACTCGCATGGAGTGCGCTGTAACAGACCTGGCATAACAGCAATGACTTAGCCTGATACGTCAGGCTGAGTCTAATTAATTACGAACTTCAATTTAAAGGAATTATTATGTTTACAGCAAATGACCAAATCCGTGGCCTTACGCTACATACTGGCAACAGTGTGCTGGCTCTTGGTAACGGTTCTAAGCTAGGAGTAGCCACAGCAGTTGCTACTACTTTCTCAATCGACGGCATAGCTTATTCTCGCGCTGCCGCCGCCACTGACTTGCCATTAAGCGCAGACGATGCCCAAGGTCTACTGACTAAGTGCTTGTATTTAATCTGCAGCGATGCGGCAGGTGCTATCACAAGTGTCAAAGGAACCGCTGTACTAACTGCCGATCTGGTAGCTGGTACTAAAGTCCTCCAATGGCCGACACCTCTTGCGACCACCTGCGTTATTGGTGCGGTCAAGATACAGACAGCAAGCACGGCCAATTTCACGCCCGGTACTACGGCGCTGGATGCGACCAATGTAACTGATACTTACTACGATCTGAGCAGCATCCCTGCTGCCCCGTTGACATCGTAAGCCAGTAAACCGAAGCCCCTTCGGGGGCTTTTTAAAACAGAGGGAAATTTATGAAGAATGGTACTGAACACAGCGATATGAAGTCCGGCAAGACCAAAGGAATGGGCGAGCTTATGGGTCCGGGAGCAGAAGTAGAACCCGTTGGCAGTATGGGAATGGACGACCTTGAGCTTGAGGCTTTTATGCACGAAGAAGTTTTGGTCTATGTCCATCCTACGCGGGAAGGCGGATCGCTGGACGTTATCAGTCCAAACGTGAACGGTATTAATATGCCGATTCAACGTGGTGTGAACACGCTTGTCAAACGAAAGTATGTTGAGGCAATGAAACGATCTCACTCCATAAAATACGAACAGCGCGTCCAGAACCCTTCACAACCTGAGAACATTCAGATGGTTGAGAAGAAGGTTCCAGACTACCCGTTCGATGTGGTTCAAGACAGCGCAAAAGGAAAGTCTTGGATTAAGGCAATTGAACTAACTATTTAAAACGAACGACTCACACTTACAACTAAATTTAAAAAGGTGAATTGCAATGAAATTATTTGACAAGTTTAACAATCTTACGATAACCCGCAGGCTTCGACTAGCACCGGGCGCTACAATCACTCTAAACAGTGGTACAGCATCAGAGTCAGAGCTATCCCTAGCAGAACAGGCCGTTCTTGATGGAGTAACTGCTGGTACAGCGACAGCCTCTAAAGCCCTTGTGCTTGACGCTTCCAAAGGCATCGCTACTATCACTTCTGCGACTATTACTACACTTACATCGACTGCGGTTGTTGCTAGTGCTGGAGTTACTTCTTCAGGCTCAACTGGTGCTGGTATTGGTTATGCAACAGGCGCGGGTGGTGCGGTAACGCAGATTACCAACAGATCAACTGGCGTGACTCTAAGCAAGTTGGCTGGAGCGGTCACTACTCATACTGCTAGTTTGGCGGGTCTTGCCTCGGCTGATTTTGTCGTAACCAACACTACAGTTGCCGCTACAGATACTGTGATTGTTTCGATTCAATCAGGCAGTGATAGTGCTGGTGCGATTGTATCTGTATCTACAGTAGCAGCCGGATCGTTTACAATCCGCGTTTCTAACAACAATGCAGCAGCGGGTACAGCAGAAACTGGCGCAATAATCATAAACTTTGCCGTCATTAAGAGCGTAGCAGCTTAGATCGCTTTTTAACTCTTTTGAGCAAGGACGCTCTTTTTAATTCGTGGGTAGGTAATGTCGCAGCTATACAAACACCTAAAGGAACACGTACAGCTAGAGGATCACCCGTTCTCTGCTAGTTCCTTAACCCTTGGTTATGTTGCTAAGACAGCGAATTACACTGCCACCGATTCCGACCAGACGATTGACTGCGCTGGCACTTTTACAGTGACTTTGCCAACGGCTGTAGGAATCAAAGGTAAGATTTACGTTGTCAAAAACAGCGGGACAGGGACTATAACGATTGATGGAGATGGCAGCGAAACGATTGATGCAGCATTAACGCAATCAATAGCCGTCCAGTACAAATCTCTGGTTATTCAATCAACCGATGCGGTATGGGTAATCATTGAGAGCTACACGCCACCAATGACTGCCTCAGCAGCGGGTATAGTCCCTACACCACCTAATGATAAGTCGTATCATCTTAGGGGTAATGGGGAGTGGAGCAGAGGTCATCTATTCTCGCAGTACGAGAAAAAGACAGTCGCAAACACGGCGACCAAAACTACTCTTATTGGCGGTGGCGTGGGAAGCAATACTATCCCCGCAAACCATTTTAGTTATCGAGGCGCACCGATGCACCTGATGCTTATGGGTGGATGGGACAAGGGCGCGAACACAACTCTGACTTTGAGGGTTGAGATAACACAAAACAGCGTTACTACGACCCACCATCAAAAGGTGTTCAGCAACGCAAGGCTAGGAGGAACGGTTGGGGGTCACTGGGAAATCAGGGCGATGTTCAACTGCTACGCTACCGGCGCGTCAGGCACGATGATGATGCATGCTATGTTACAGCTTTTAGAGAACGACAGCGCAGAGATACTAGGCACACACACTGAAACGCCGGAATTCTCGTTCGACACCACACTGGCATTTGACCTATTTGCTACAGCAGAGTGGGGAACAGCAGACGCGCTTAACACGATACACTCATCTAACGTGATGATCTGGTAAACAGACAACAAGGATTTATGTTATGACATTTCTGCAATTATGCAAACGATTACGCTCAGAGGCCGGAATATCCGGTACTGGCCCCGTAACTGGCGTGGGTCAGACAGGTGAAAGTGGCAAAATCGTGGAATGGATACTATCTGCTTACGAAGATATACAAAATCGCCACAATAACTGGGATTTCCTTCGTGCTGATTTGACATTCCAGACTATCTCAGGAACAAACAACTACACTAAGTCTGCTATCTCAGCAGAAGAACATGGCGAATGGTCGAAGCACGGCTTTCGTGACTACCTAACAAGCAGCGGCGAGTCTAGTGAGCAGTATATGTACTGGATGAACTGGGCTGACTTCAGAGAGATTTATGTCTTTGGTTCAAGCCGAGCTACTACTGGCGATCCGCGTTACATCGCGCAAAAGCCTGATACATCGCTAATTGTTTGGCCTACCCCTGACGGAACCTACACTATCAACGGGGAGTATTTCAAACGCGCTCAGGTTATGGCTGCTAATGGTGACGAGCCATTGATACCCGCCAAACTTGGCATGGTTATTGTCTGGAGAGCGTTAATGTTCTATGCCGGACAAGCAAATGCCCCTGAATTATACCAAGTGGGCGAGAGAGAATTTAAAAGGTTGCTTCGTAAACTTGAATCAGAGCAGCTACAGCCTGTTGAATTTGGCGCACCTCTAGTATGAAGCTAATTCCCGTTCAGACCAAAGAAGAATATATCAGATTGTCTGGTGGACTCGATCAGATTTCTCCCGCGATAACAATTCAGCCCGGCTCTGCAATCACCGCGCACAATTACGAACCATCAACAGTGGGTGGTTATGACAGGATTGACGGATTTGAGATTTACAGCGGTCAGCCATCGCCATCAGCAGGAACGTATTTCTACTGCGCCGTAAGCACGATTGGCGCAACAATTGTCGGTGATACGATCACTGGAGCTACTAGCGGGGCGACAGGCAAGGTAGTTGTTGCCAGCGCGGGCGTTCTTGCTATAACCAAGGTAACAGGGGTATTTAACTCAGCGACTGAAAATTTTACTGTAGCTGCGGTTGTTCAGGGCGCAATGACCTCAATACCACTATCCAGAGGCCAGCCAGCGGGCGTAGATGACGCAACAACTCTTAACCTTGTTGCAGATGACTATAGGGCAGACATTGCCGCACCGACAGGTACAGGCGCTATTCGTGGATTAGCATTACTTAAAGGTGTTCTTTATAGCTTCGTGGATAAAGATGCTACTAATGGTTACATATACAAGGCAACGGCGAGTGGTTGGTCAGTTATACCAATGTACTACACCATTTCATTTACTGCTGGCAATCTTCTTGTTGCAGATGGCACGACAGTTACTCAGTTAGTTTCTGGAGCCACCGGTGTCGTTAAGCGTCACGTTCTTGACTCAGGCGCTTATTCTGGCGGTACTGGAGTAGGACGGTTTATCCTTACCAGTATCACGGGAACATTCAACGCTACCGATGCCTTACAGACTAGCGGTGTTACTAGGGCTACAGCTTCAAGCCTGTCAACACAGATCGCCATCTTAAAGGGCGGTCGGTACGAGACAGTTCAATATAATTTTGCAGGCTCTACAGACACTATCCGGCTTTATGGCTGCGATGGAGTGAATAAGGGCTTTGAGTTTGACGGTGATGTTTATATCCCTATCAACACGGGAATGACTACCGACACGCCTTTGCACGTTGTTGCTCATAAGAAAATGTTGCACTTCACGTTTAAAGCATCGCTACAAAGCTCGTCAATTGGATTTCCGTATCAGTGGTCAGCGGTAACGGGGGCTAGTGAAATAGGCATGGGCGATGACGTTTCGGGTATGCTGTCTCAGCCGGGCGATGTGCTTGCGGTTGCGACACGAAACAGTACAAAACAACTCCAAGGCGCTTCCATTGCTACCTTTTTCTTGGATGATCTTGCGCCGGAAGTTGGTGCAATCCCCTACAGTATGCAAAACATGGGTGTTGCCTTTTGGTTTGACGATAGGGGTGTGATCCAGATAACAAGAACACCGTCATACGGTAACTTTGAAAACGCTACTGTTAGTCGAAAAGTACAGCCGCTTGTAGATGCTATGAGAGTAGTTCTAGTGGCATCGACTGTTTACAAAACACGAAACCAAATTCGTTTCTATGGAAGTGCTGGCACAGGCATTATAATGACTCAGGTGGATGGCGAGAGAGGCCCAGAGTATCATTTCTCAGAGTTTACCTATCCCGTCAATGTTTCATGCGCGGTATCTGGAGAGGACGCTAACGGGAAGGACGTTATCTTCTTTGGCGCTGATAACGGGAAGGTATACCAAGCGGATAGAGGCAGTAGCTTTGATGGCGCAGAGATTGAGGCATTTGTTCGACTAGCCTTTAATCACTCCAAGTCACCGAGTACAATTAAGCGATACCGAAAGGCGATACTTGAATTTTCTGCAACAGGTTATTCATCAATAAGGATGCACCCTGATTGTTCTTATGGTTCTTCGGAAGTCAGCCAGCATCTAGTGCAAAGCACAGCGATACAGGGATCGGGCGGCGT